GCAGAGGAGATGCACTGCCCGTGCACACTATCCGAAGATAGTACTCACCGGAGGGTTGAACCTCCGGGAGAGACGGAAGAATTTTCTTCTATCCTTTTAAGAAGATAACTGATGAACTCAGAAATCTAATTGGAAGGAAGATGAAGAGCGTCTTCCGACGCGAACGGTTTCTCCTCTCAGACTTCTAGTCTGCCCCCGGAATGTTAGGCCGGGACCCAACGGCGTTTTAGTGTGGTCACACCGTTATACACGGGTGACTCCCTCAAATGCTTTGGATCAACCTCTTCAGGAATTACATCCCTAAAGGGAGATGATATATCGGGCCTCTTACGAGACTCGAGAGATATCAAACATTTTTGAAGAGCCGCGTATCCCGACAGAGCATCAGTGCGACGCTCTGCCTCTGGAACCATCGTTCTAACTTCAAAACGATGAAGGTCTCGATTCCATCTCTCGATGGAACGATATCCCAGAAAAGAGATACGACCAAGACCAGGAGTATCTTCTGATATATAGGGGAGATCCCCTAATATACGTTCGATCTGATTAAACAGATACGAACACGTGCGCCAGTATCCCTTCTTATAGAAGAGATTTGCTGTAGCACATCTTGAGATTAACTCCGTGGCTTGCCGCCTGTTTCTAGGCCGCAAATGACGGATATATGTGGGTGAAACCACATAACCGCCATAAGCGTCGGTTCCACAAGACTCCCGGAAAAAACCGGAAATAAAAGTCTTGTTCCGATTTATCTTGCAGCCGAACAACTGCAAGTTCCTAGTTACAGCTTCTGCCGACGTAGACGGAACGATGATATCATCGCCGTATACGTAAACGTCACGAGAAACATGATAAATGTTCTCAGACGTAACAGAGAGGTTGTTTTCTAAGAGTAATGTAAGGATACACACTGTGTAAAAATACATCGACTCTATCGGAAAACACAGAGCGCTACCCATAGATGCGAACTTGAGGAGAGGACCTATTACGGTCTTATCCGGAAGGATCGCATGCGTGGAGCGGCAGGATTCAATAGAATCCCTCAGAAGAGGGACACCATCGAACATCCGCAAAGCCAAGGAAAGAGGAACTCTATCCGAGGCTTCGGACAAATCGATTGTCGCTAACGACCTGTCTCTTGACGCAATTAACGCCATACGCTGATTTATCGTTTGGTCAGTGAAATTCACATGACCTCGCGAAAGCAACGACCGCTCGAGAATATCATAGAGATATCCCCGTACGGCTTGCTGCGTGTATTGCATACACGCAGGCTCGATGGCAATAATTCTTGGGCCTTTTTGAGTCTTCGGTACAGGAGTTACCTTTACAGGTAACTCCTGGCACGAGGGAATGAACGATACTCTCTCGAACCCCTTACTAAAGGCAGCGGATACGGAATATCCATTGCCCAAGAAAGGGAAGTAGGGTTCAAGACGTTCATACCAGGAAAGCCAAACGTATTTCTGGTTTCCAGTAATACGATCAGCTGTTTGCCCGGGGCCATGTCGAGGAATCAACTCATATGGGTTGAAATCCAAGATCCTGGAGGATTTTTGTCTCCCCAGGAACCAGGACTTGAAATCGGAAGATTGGGGGTTATACCCACCATCTGTCCAATCAAAAGTCCATAATAGATGAGATACACTATCAAAGATAGAAAGTAACTCATCCGGGCACCTGAACTCATCAAGGTCGCGTTCCGTTTGAACGAATCCTTGAATCGCTTTGTACGTCCGCGAGGACGTACACTCGAGGCTGAGTTTGTTGAACGCTCGGCATATCTGCCTAACGGAATCAACGATAACAGAGTCCTCGGGGTTAGGCGGTTCATCTTCATTTAAACGCCTCCCTGTCTCCCTGTCGAAGAGGAGACCGACCATACCTTGCAAAAATGCAGGGATTGGTCCTCTTTTCCGATGCCTTTTTGCAAAGGCAAGGAATTGAGACGATGGGTCTATTCGCCCTTGCTCGAGACTTAATTCAAAGTCAACGGCAAAGGACGGTAAGGTTATCGTCAAAAACGATACCCCCTCTTTTTCGACACGTGACATTATAGTATTTTTGTCACGTAAATCGGAGACATCAGCAGCACACCTGGCGCACGCATCGTCGTAGACGAGGAGCGCCAGTCTTAGCAGGTCACTTACGTCGCTTTTCAAGCTTCCTCCTGACTAGGGGGTAGGCTTCGAACGCAACGTTCTCTCCACTCTTGTGGGTCCTCGTCTGTCAAACAGGCTCCTACGACTCGTTACCGACAAGTTTGCCGGTCGCGGTGTAGGAGCTAGCAGAGATCATGGTAACCAGCGCGGCAGTAATGTTCACCATATTGGCGGCACTAAAGCCGAAAGCCGGTTTATCCAACACGATGTAAACGCCGAAATCTTGGTAAATGGACTTATCCGCATTAAACGGATCAGTCGCAAGAACCTTGACGTCTAAGCGAAACATCGACCGGACTCGGTAAGCGGCAGTATCTGCCTTTCCCGAGAACTGGTGACTAATGGTTAGGGTATAAAACCCGTCATTAGACTGATAGATACTCTTGCTACCCTGGCTAGAAATGCGGGGCAGCGAAATCGCTGAACCGCCGTTATAACCAGTGATAGTGACAGATTGTGGATCAGAGAACATATGCGAAGACCTCCTAAAACTAAAGGGAGTTTGTCTTAACGGCAGCTCTTACGGATCCCATTCGTAAGAGTTATCTGAGACCGCTAAGGTATACATTAGTGAACGCTAATTGCTTAACCACCCCAAGAGAGGAATGGTGACGCAATTTAGCTTCCATGGGTTATACCTATGGCACTAAGTATAAGCTTTTGGCGAGTGGATAAATCTCCACTCGTCAGTCCAAATCCATAAGGGGATGCACTTACACGTGATTTGGATTCAATCTCTTGAATCCATTTACACGATACGTCGCCATCTTTCAAATGAACGACTGTTTCATTAACAGCCGTTTTTGTAGTGTGGCACATAACGTAAAAGTAAGCGCTGACTAGTCGATCGTAAGCCTGGCTGGTAACGTTATCTATAACATTACCAGCGTTGGAAAACCAATCAACTAGCCATGTCCAAGGGGTCAGTTCCCAAACCACAGTAGGTGACGTGTTAACTCCATAATAATGGAGTAAACGAATAACCTGACCATAGGTCCCTTCCGAGACCTTATGATTCTGTGGATCGAACTCAGGAGCATAGAACTTAAAGGAACCTGAACCCCATACACGGCGATTAACCGTTGTATAGAGTTTTGAGGTAACAAAAGTTCCATTCGGGCGATAGAACCCATACGGTAACGTAGGGTAACAATTACCGGCGAAATCGTCGATAACCGTAACGTCCGAATTCTCCTCAGTTTTGAACAAGACGCGGCTTCGTCTATTGAACTTACCGTTTTGCTGAGAAATCTCTTTAAAACGTTTGTCCTGACGACTGTAGGCCTTATAAAGGTCCAACATGTCGCCGACGAAGGGAGCCCATCCAAACTGCTCATTGAGGAATTGTTCTGCCACGTGCTGTGGCATAAACAAATCCTTTACAGCAGAGCGACGGCCACTCATGGCTTTATAGGCCTTTGAGAAACCTTCGCTGGTGGTGCGAAGTTGCCCTGGAAGTTCTACCACATTCTGAAGTAGACCTTGCATCGCATCAAACTCCGCAATCTTCGGCTTAGCTCGTTTGTAAGCCGCCGCGCCGTACTGCATCGCCGACTCATAATCTGAGTCGAAGGCACCATTGAAACCAGCCTGACTAAAATCAGAAATGGTATATCCATGGTCCCAATTTGCCGGTACAAAACCTCCCTCATAACGTTGGCCATAACCATACGGACGATAATCCGTACCGTCATACTTGCCACCGCCCTGAACCTTCGAAGGATCAGTGCAGGTAATCATGCGGAAGGGGCCACCAGTGTTATGCACAGCTTTACCAAAGATACGCTGCTTACGAACGCCAATCAAGGGTTGAGAACCCCGTTGGCCCGTACCAGGTATCTTATAGTATTTGGTGTGAAAACCGAGGACAGGACGAGTCAACTTATGTGTCTCGTCCCAACATCGTTTAATGGTGGGGTAACTGATGCGGTCATAACCAGTTGTCTGGATGGGAACATCGTTCACATCAAGCAACTTGAGCACACCCAATTGGATGAGCTCAGGTTTTGAGTCATCAGATCTGTATCGGGGCCCAGCGTTCGAAGGCTTCTTGCTACCGCGATTCGTGGCGGGTTTTGGCTTGGAAGGCTTGATATTTCTATCATAACCCTTCTTAAGACGTTTAATACGGACTACATAAGTAGAACCGTCACGTCGCAAGACAATATCCGGATCACGAAGATCACGATTAGCTTGACGCCGACGACGTTCTTCTGGGCTCACAAAGTGCGACATTGCAGTAAACACCTTTCTAACGGATTTGGAGAACACCAGCTTGCGCTGATGTATTCAAGGTGGCCCCTAG